GCCATTGAATTCTGTCGGACTATTAGTAGTTTGTTATACCGAAGCCGAATTGGTGGTACCGCGTATTCAGGTTCCGGCCCTGTATTATTTCCTACCCAAGAATCAGGAACCGATCTTCTGGAGGGGACAGGACGCTGTGCATCGACTTTCGGAAGACCTTGGCGTAATCACAAGGATGTTCGCAGAAGGAATATCCGAACACGATGCCCGATTCACGCCCGAAGTCAAGGCCGAGATTGAGAAAGTAGATACCATGCTCGCGACCGAGAAACTATCAGAATTCCCGTCGTTGTTTCAACAGGGACGCAATCTTGCCGCTGAAATGTGGAAGTTGGGAAAGAAGGCCGCGACATTACAGCCTGTACTGGCATCTGCTGATCTCGCTTTCGAACGACTCCAAACGTGCTCGACCTGTCCAGAGTTTGAAGCGGAATCGGGGCGATGCAAGAAGTGCGGGTGCGGTATGCGCTTAAAAACACACATACTAGGAAGTGTTTGTCCGTTGGCGAAGTGGGCGCGATAAATAGTCTTTATACCCTAATCCTACTTTCATGGCCATCGAAAAAAATCTTACGATCAATCAGAACGAAACATTTCTCGAAGAAGTGGGCGTTACAAATAGCGACGGCACCGTTTTCGATTTGACCGGATATACCGTAACGGCACAAATGCGAACAGGCTATAATAATTTCGCCTATACCGATCTCAATCCAATTATCGATCCCGATCCAACAACAGGCACGTTGACGCTAAATCTCGACTATCTCCAGACAGCGGCCCTACGAATCGGACGACAAGTATACGACGTTATTATTTTGAATACGTCCACGTCCTTTGCGACCCGTATTCTCTCTGGTATTGTAACTATTGAAGGATCAGCTACGCGATCCTAGCAAAATGACTGTCGTGGTCTGGGCCGTTATCTGAGAACTCTGGCGTTACAAGAATAAACCCAATAGATTCGCAATAGTCGATTACTTCGTCTTCCAAAGGCGCACCGATATTATATTCCACCTTCTGAAGTTCAAGGATCAGGTGTTCACAGGATTTGAGTGTTTCGGTAGCACCCTTCAACACATCGAGTTCGGCTCCTTGAATATCCATTTTGATAAGGTCGGGCAACGCTATATTATAGGTTTTAACCACCCAATCTAATGTTACGGTTGGCATAATTTGCGCCTTATAGAGATCAGGCCGTCCGTTGTATATCTGATTTTCTTTATAGTAACTAGAGCCGCCCGGATGGTCTCCGTTCCACATGAAAAACACTTCATGATTTTCTGGTTCGGGGCTAGACAACACCGCAATATAATGTGCTAATCCCTCCTCTTCGTATAGAAAATCGCACTCCCCAAGCGCCTCAAACACCACATACTTTGCATCCGGCCACACTTCCTGAGCCGCATGAGTCCAGTGTAAGACGGATGCCCCGATATCGTAGATCACCTTGGGTTCAATATCCGCGATGTCCTTCATGGCACGGAGATAGTCTTTATGGGCTTTGGGGAGCAAGTCTTGTTTGGAGAGTTCGCGGAGTCGATCAGACATGTGCAGAGTTTCCTCGCGGCATAGTGAACGGAAGATAGGTATGCGCTCCGATATGTGGGCATATGATACTGGTATCAGCCCAAATCTCAAAGCCTAAATCAGTTGCTTTCTTGCAAAAGTACACGTCCTCACTGATGGTTTGTGAGTGATCCAAGGCTATAGTGTAATGAAAATGATTTTTTTCCATCTTTCGTAGCACATCGCCCTTGGTCAACACACACCCAAATCCACACGCATCTATCTGCACCAATCGTGGTGGAGACAAATCAGAAACTGGAATAGGTGATACACCCCCCAATCCGTTCTTTCGGAATAGCTCCAATGTTTCTTTATTTGGAATACGTTGTATGTAACATCCGGAAATTACATCCTTATTCGCTTTAATCATTTTAACCAAAGCGTCATTCGGTACGATTATATCACTATCAATCCAGAGCGTGTAATCATATCGAATACTCCAATGAGCAATTAAATTTCTTATTTGATCAATACGATATCCATAGAAAAATTGAAACTCCGTAGTATACCCATCCGGAATGATCAAATCATAAATGCTTTTAAAGCACTCTGGTTCGATGTATTTGTTGGTGGGAATGGCGATGAGAATTGTTTTGGGTTTAATGTTGGGGACAAATTGCGGAACTGTAACGTCCTTCATTACAACCTTTTCATCTTTCTTCCACTCCAACGGCGGCTTTGCTTCGGCTAACACAGGCTCCCAGTTTTTCTGTAGTTCCTTTAATCCTGTCAATCCGACAAATTTTCTTTTAGGAGTTACTGGTGTCGGGTTGGATTCGATAATAAGAGTATCTTGGGCTTTTTTGAGAATGTTGGGAGCAATAGCATTGGCAGTCATAGTTTGTTCCTCGGCGTGAATTTTATAATCATTCAGGGAATTGAGATCGTTATACATGTAGGTAATATCTTGTACGGCACGAATTTTATTTGGATCAGCCTGTTCGATCACACTATAGAATATTGCGGTATCGCCACCAGCCCGATACCACTTTCCATCTTTATCCTTGAATGAAGTGTCGTCCTTGATTTTACCGAGCAATTTCTGACGGAAGGTACGCAAATGTGTATAAGGAACTCCCCAAGAAAATTTGTAGGCACGATACGCTTTATTTTTCTTCACCTCTTCAGGATAATTTTGTGCAACTAATGGAATATTGTCTGCCATAGACCATGATGATCCATAGGTAAATTCTGCTCCATCGGCATAAAGGGTGTTGTAGAACTGAAAGATGTCGTTGCGAGGGGCCAGCTTATCATCCCCATCAATCATCATGATAATGGAGAGGTTAGGGTGTCCGTTGCCGCGAATAGCCGTGACCTGATTTTCCACCGCTCCCTTGTTAACATCATTGTGTAGGAGGGCGAACTTCTTTCTAATATCGTCTGGTAGTTTACTGAGAGTCAGCGCCGCTAAGGCATACCCTCCATCCGTAGAAGCATCATCAATTAACGTAACACGATAGTCGTCATAGTCTTGGGCCGCAATAGAACGAATACAATCTTCAATATAACCCATTGCATTGTAGAACGGGGTGATTACATGAATGCGTTGTTCGGGAACGGTCTTATAGGAGGCCCATTCTTCGGGATTACTAAACCGTCTTCCAAAAATCTCGTGAACACGCTGATTGATCTTTTGAACACGACGATACTCATCAACGGGCAAATACTTACAAAGCTTTTTGATAAAATGTGCTTTCCACTGCAAAGCGACTGTATCCCACCCCGATACTTCATGCACAATATTGGCGTACTGTTGCTTCTGCATATTCAGGTACGGCGTATTATAGGCCCGCACGGTCATCTCCACGAACTTCTGTATTTGTTTCGGTTTATTGATATTCGGATATAGTGAATTGGGTTCTATGGCATAATCCATGAGATAGGATGCCTTCTCTACCGCTGTCTCTTCGAGAGCACCAAATTTCACAGATATTGGAATTACATTATAAGTCAGTGCTTCCAATGTACTAATTCCAAACGTTTCCGGAAAGGCGCATGGGTATAAAAAGAACGTTGCTTCGGAAAGTATATCCGCTATTTCTTTTTGTGGAATGATGCCTGTAAACTGTATATCCAATTTTGTCAGAGATTCATCCTTTACCAATTCTCGCCACTCTTTTTCTTGGGCATCCGGTTCCGCACCATCACGAAAACGATAATATCCTCCGATCACGGTGAGTCGTGCGGTAGGTATGTGCTTTTTAATTTCGGGCCAGATGTCTTTAACTAGCGGAAGCATTCCCTTAGTTAATGAGGCATTGTATACAAATAAATTGGAATCTTTCTTCCTTACATCAATTTCGTTTATGCGTCGTTTTACTCCGTTTCGAGTCATGAAGATTTTGTTTTTGAGCACTTCGGGATTTCTGCGATCTCCACCATGATGACAGGAAGAAATGTAAAACGTGTGAAAATCTGATAGCGTAAATATTTCGTCAATTACTCCATTTACGACCAGTTTCTCGACTTCTGAATCGCCGTCGCAAAACGTGTCATGCATCCAGAGAATTTTTTTCTTAGCAATTGTTCGCAACCCGTGATATCGCGCCTCTACAAACGGGCGAATGGAACGAGAGCCGATCATAATATCTTGTTGTAGATAGTGCGGAATCTCTGCGGCGGCGCGTTCTTCATTAAAGACAGAAAGATCGATATATTCTACTCCATCATATATTCCGGCTTTAGCACGAGAATCGTTACAATTATTGAATACCGTGACCTCGCACCCCAATTCTTGCAGTTCTTTGGCAATATAAATGACCGCACTTTCCGATCCGCCCAAGCCATATTCTTCAACCGTGGTGGCATCATATGTCAATCCTAGCACATCGATGATAGCTATTCGTAATTTTTGCATGGTTTCCGTGTATAAATAGAAGTGATTGCACGACCCGTTCGAAATTGTCCCGCCGCACTACATTTGTGTCTCGTCGCCCCTAACGGTGTGCCGTGCAATCAACACAGATAAGGTCGGCGGGATTTTTCATTTATGGAGATTCGTATGAATAAATTTAAAGCATATACATATTACTTATATCATATTCCAACCGCCAAGAAATACTATGGATATCGTTTTGCTAATAAATGTGAAGCTGAGCAGGATTTATGGAGCACATACTTTAGTTCATCGGAACTTGTTAAAGAATTGATAAAAGAATACGGAAAGGAATCTTTTCGAGCCGAAGTAAGAAAATTATTTGATACAAGAGAGGAAGCCCACGAGTATGAACAGCGATTTTTGCATAAAGTAAAGGCTGTTGAAAGTAAAGAGTGGTTAAATCGTGCTTATGCTAATAGCTCGTTTTATTCTGTTCAATTTGGCAATAAAAATGCCGCAGGATGCGACCGGCCATTTGCTTGGAGACAACAGGTTGCGGAGACCATGAAAGGAAAGCAAAATTCACTAGGATGCAAACACACCAAAGAACAAAATGAAGCAAGTAGTTTACGAATGTGTGGCGATTTGAATCCTAATTTTGAGAAACCGATGGCTGAAACTCAAAAGGCACAAATTAGTGAATCTTTACGCGGAAATACGAATGCGCTCGGGCATAGATTATCCGAAGAAACCAAAGCAATCATAGGTCTTGCTGGTATTGGCCGAATTGCGTGGAATGTTGGTGTGCCTCAAGCCGAAGACGCAAAACAAAAAAATCGTGAAAAACATATTGGCTTGATCTGGATTTGCAATGTACTAGAAGGCAAAGAGTCTAGAATAATGCCGCCTCTTGCAATTCCGGATGGCTACACCAAAGGAAGACTATTTCATAAACGAAAGGAAGATTGTGTCAATCATTGTAGCAAATCTGTTCAAACTCCGCTCGGAATTTTCAAATCTATAAAACACGCTAGCCTCGCCCATAATTGTCATCGCGCAGTAATTATCAGAAGATGTTCAACCACCCCATCTGAGTATTTCTTCATAAATAAGGTATTATGTAGTATAACACATCTCCCCTGAAAAGTCAACGGCATGAGTCGAAACGTTCGCATTACTGCTGACCCTCTTATTAATACTGAATTCCCGATTGGATATACCGGATCACTGAATTCGTATATCGGATCGATTGGGTTTGCGGGAAGTCGCGGGGCATATACGCTGAATTTTGACATTGATCCAACAGGATTTGGAGGATCAATTGGATATTTAGGATCGAATTTATCTGACGTGGGGATTCTTGCGGGATTTATTGATGAAAACGGATTTATTGGATCGGTGGGATGGGTTAGTCCGGGATTTTTAGGATCGGGTGGGGGTGGTGGAAACGGCTTCACTGGATCGTTTGGATTTACGGGTTCTGCTGGATTTACGGGAAGCGTTGGCCCACAAGGAACGAGTGGAGGACCGGGTGCGACCGGATTCACGGGTTCCGCCTCATCTGCCGTGGGGTTTACCGGAAGCCAAGGAACAGGATTTACCGGATCAGTTGGTAACACGGGCGGAACAGGATTTACGGGTTCGGTTGGATTCGTTGGTTCGGCATCTACTATTATTGGATTTAC